GGCATTCAAGAGGTAGAGGGTTCGATCCCCTTCGTCTCCACCAAAAGGTGCAAATCCGAACACACTGTTTTTCGTAAAACACTGTTTCGGGTTTGTTATGGACATAGAGGAGGTAGGTTAAATCGCCTACCTCCTCTTGTTTTTGTAAGTTCTTATTATTCTTATGAAGTAGTTAAAGTAGCTGTTCTTTGATTTTTGCGTATAACTTTTGCATAGTACGCGCGTATATAGAGAAAGTTTACGCAAAAACCTATTTTTAACTACTTTAACTACTTATCCCTGAGCCTGTTTCAGCTCCAAGACAGCGGATTCAATGAGGTTTTCGATTTCCTCTGCGTTCAGAGTAAAGCCTTTGCTTTTGAGAAATTCGATTACATACTGCTTCTTTTCCTCACCACGACCACTGCCAACATAGAGCATTTCTGCCGCCTGTACTGCAACCTGCACCCACAGTTTAATGGTGTTAAACTGCTCGTCAGTGGTCTTTGCCTTGATGTAAGGAATCAGGAAAGCAGTAATCAGAGAGAAGATCAGGGTCAAAACTGCGGTGATGATAGGGGTAAGATCAACCATTGTAAAATCCTCCTTGTTCGTTAAAAGATTGTTCGGACGGTTCGATGTTGTAATGCTTCATTAGCTTTATACGATTTTCGACCTTTGCTTTGGAGTAGTAGAAGCCTGTCCCGGTTGCGGTCTCTGCGGCAACTGCTGGAATGAGATATGCCATCGGAGAGAGGTCACAGGTTCGCCACATCATAATAAGCGAAAATACTATCACCACTATGTTGATGGAAAAAACTGCGACCACGATTTTCTTTGAAAACTCCCAAACGGGCTTTTGCTTCTTTCGTTTTCTGCTTGCCATCAGGTTTTCTTTGCATAGTCAAGGGAAATCCAGCCAGCCCCGGATTTCAGCTTGCCCCACTTGGTAGCACCCTGACCGTTCGCTTCGGCAACGATGGTATAGACACCCGGCTTGATAAAGCCGTTTGTACCATAGTTCGTACCGGCTCCCTTGCGGATATAAAGGTCAGTGACAGTAACTCGTACAGTGTAGGGGGTGAACGGGGTGGAAGTGCCGCCTTTCTCGTACACAACATTGCCGCTTTCGTCAAAGACCTTGTAGTCGGGGTTCTTGTCCACCAGAGCTTTAGCGTTTGCCAGATTGGAGAACGCACCGAGCTGACTCTTAGCGTCAGACCAGCTCTTACGCACTCTGTAAAGCGTTTTTGTGGTAGGGGGTGTAGTTGTACTACCTCCACCAGAAACGCCGCTCAGACGCTCTGTGACGGTCTTGGCGAGGTCTCCCATGCGGTTGTACATCCAATCGCCGGGACAGCTCTTGTTGGCAAACCAGCGGTGAACGGTAAGTACCATTTCATTCGATTTGGGAGAATAGTTCAGAGTCTTGGTCTTATCGCCCAGCCACAACAGGGTGTTCTTTCCGTTGCGCTTGCAAATGTCCACGCACAGCTCAATCAGGGCGTTATACACAGCCGTGTTGAACGCATAAGGAGCGGTGCTGTCAGACGCACATTCGATGGTGATTGCTCGTTGGTCATTTTCGCTGGAAGACGAGCACCAGCTACGATTTTTTTCCTCCACACAGAGGGCGATCTTCCCGTCCTTACCGATACCGTAGTTACAGCTTGCTTCTCTCCCTGCCGGGAAACAGGCGCAGATACCCTCTGCTGTAAGCTGTCCCACAACACAGTGCGGAGTGATTCTGTCAATGCTGTGGGTTCTCTGCCCGGAGTGATTCGGACTGAGACTGGTGTACTTCACCAAAGGACTGTTTGTGTATGCCATGATAAATTCCTCCTTATAATGTTCAGATTGTCAATCGTCCGATGTTCAGTTTTCCTGTTCATTGGACGAAGAACTCAGGAAATCATGTCTCCGAAGCCGTTCATCGTAGGAGCGACTTATGTTGGCAATAGCGTGAACAGCACGATTGTTTTTATAACCCTTGTGTTCACGGCAATATCGCTCGTAAAAGTCAATATCTGCCAAAACGTCAATGAACTCCTCTTTGGTGTGAGAAATATCTCGCAACAGTTCGTTGTTGAACCGAAGAATACGAGCACGGTGTTCATCTGCGTTTCTCGCTTCATTGGCTTTCACATGGTCAGCCAAATCTTTTTTCACGGATTCCAATTCTTTCAACACATCTGAGTTGATAGCTCTCCCAATAGCCTTTGCAATCGCAGACCAAGGGTTGATTTTGACGGGGGCGATTTGAACGATGGTCATCAGAAACAGGAGCGCACCGCCCCCATAACTTATAATTTCTTCAATACTCATGTTTCCTCCATAAGGTTAGGTTCTGTTACTCGGTGTACGGTTCCCATCCATCGGGGTACTCGTCAGGAGACCAAGTGTTTCCGTCAATGGTGGAGCGGTACAGCTTGCCGTTGTAACTCACAATATCTCCCTTGTTATAAGCGTCATGCGATCCAGTGGGCTTAGACCAAATCGGATAGCCACTATCGTCAAGACCAATGGGAGTGTACAACGCAGGAACGCTGTCAGGAGTCCAATCTGCCTGAGAAGTGTGGTCTTGCACCACCCTATAGAGCTGTGGGTCTCCAACACCGTTTACGCCATAAGTGAGGTATTCGTCCTTTTTATAGGCGGCACCAATCACCCAAGGACGGTAAAGCGCAACACACACCAATGCCGTTTCTTCGTCAAGGCTCGCACCGGCATAGTCCATGGCTTCACGGATTGCTTGAGCCTGTTCAATCAATTTCTTGCTCATTCTCTCACCCCCACAATTTCCAGAGCTTCTTTCATGTCCTGCACGATACTTGCGCCCTCGTTGATCTCAAGGGTTCTGCCGGTAATGAGCCAATCGTTCAGATTGCCCTCGATTTCCTCCCTCAGACCTTCTTTCTCAGCCAGATGGAAGGTGTACTCGTCATACTCGAACATGGAGACCTCCTGCTCGGTCATTTCATCGACCTCGGCAATCTCCTTAATGTTCTCCCGCAGACGGACTTCCACATATCCCGGCATGGGCGCAAACACTTCGATGTCAAGCACATTGGGCGAGACATTTCCTCTTACTCTCATTGCTGACTACCTCCTTTAACTGTTTGATGTTGACGGTTTCGTAATACTTTTTCTTCATGGCGTAGGAATCAGTGTGCTTGAAACAGGCACTACGGGATAAGAACCCGGAAGCCATTTTGTATGAGACAGGGAGCTTCTTCCGTTGCAACTTTTGGATAAATCTGCTCTGCCGCATAAGTGCCAATGCCCTACGCTTTCGGATAGTGGTGAATCCAATACCGAAACATCTGCCAACGAAGTCAATTTTTCGTCCTCTGCGTCCGGTCTTTTCCTTGTGGTACTGCTGAATACGAAACAACTGGTAATCGTGCTTTACCGACATACCGAGTTCTTCCACGAACCGAACAATGTCGAAAAGAGCTTTTCTCAGCTTTCGCTTGTTGTTATCTATCAAAACCAGATCATCAGCATAACGAATATAATGTCGTATTCTGTGTTTCTGTTTGATAAGATTGTCCAGCGGTTGCAGGTATAGTTCTGCCAGCCAAGGGGAAGTATAATTTCCGATAGGAAGTCCGGGACTGTGGGAATCAATCACCTTGAAAATGATTTGCAACGCCTTTTCGTCCTTGATCTTTTCTCGCAGACGGGCTTTCAGCTTACCGTGAGGAATAGAGGGATAAAATTTGCTTATATCCATCTTCACACAGTATTTTGTGTGTTTCTTATCTCGTACAGTAGCTCTCTCCACACCTTTGCAAGCAAGGTCGATTCCCCGGTTGGGAATGTTGGCACAGCTCCAATGATAGGACGATCTTTCGATAATGGGCTTGAGAATCTGCATGATAGCATGGTGAGCGCATTGGTCAGGATAAAATGCCGGGACTTGCAACTCCCGTTCTTTCCCGGATAACCCGTCTTTGATAATACGGGTCTTGTACGGAGAAAGAAAATCCATGCGAATCAAGCGTTCCGACAGGTCATTGGCGTAATATTCCAAATTGTCGAAAACCTCTTTCACCATTTTTCTGTTTTTCTTCTTGTGAGAAGCGTTGATGATAGCCAGCCGACAGTTATCGACTGAAACTATCTGTTCGTATAAAAAGCCGAAGCGTTTCATTTGCTTTTGTTTCTTATAGGGCTTTCGAGAGTAAACCTACTAACCCTATCCCTCCAAACTATTTTTTACCAATGGGTACGGCGAAACAGTATTCGATGAATTTTACCGTTTAACAAAAGTAGGCGAGAGCCAATGTTCGTGTTGGAATTAGACGAAGTGTTGTTCAAATTAGCCGTAAAGAGACCACAATTCGAGCCATTATTCCAATTACCGCCGTGTTGGAACACTCGCTTTTACTGTTCGCCTTAATGTGTTTTGATCTTCTACAAAGGAATACTCACCCGCCTATGTGGGGGAGGGGAATCCCCCACACCCCCTCAGGAGGGAATATAAAGCAGGCGAGAGCCAACGCCCGCGTCGGAAGAAGACGAAGCGCTGCCCAAATAAGCCGTAAAGAGACCACAAACCGAGCCATAAATCCAACCACCGCCGCGTTGGAACACTCGCCAACCCGTGGAAGACCAACAAGCGTCACACATAAAGGTGGACTCACTGCCACTGCCAGCCGCTTTCGGAAGCATGACATGAGGATTTGCCCCGGTGTCCAGCCCTTCCTCTGTGATATAAGACTGACTCCAACTGGTAGCCCCTGTATAGGAAAGCTGAGTATATCCGGTAGCGGTATCATCGGCATATTTAGAGGGGTCATTGCAGACATAATAGGTGCCACCGTTCCAGTTCACACCGTCAACCCACTCCCAAATATTTCCCCAAAAATCCTCAATACCTCTGTAGACAACACCGGTCTTACCGTCTGTGCCAGAAGGTCTGCCGGTGAGGTTGGGAACGCTGTCGCAAGAGCCGGTTTTCAGAGAAGCACTGTTCCCGTCACAATATCCTCTGCCGATTACGCTCTGCATATTGTTGTTTGCGAACTCCACCAGCATGAGCATTTGAATTGCGGAAACTGCCGCAATGTCGATCAGGCTCCACCCGGCTCCCTTAGCCTTGGCGTTGGTACGGAACTGTGCTCTCGTCTGAGACGCTTGCGGACTTGCCCCGGTAACGGACTTATTATTGCTGGAAGTCTTATACGCACCGACATAGGCGCACTCGCTCTCCACACCCCCATGATTGAACAGAGGATGGACAGAGAAGCCAGCGGCGGGTTTATCCGCAATCTGAATGTGTTCGATGTTTCCTTCTCTGTAACGGCGATAATAGAATTTCGGGATTTTTACCATCACATCGTTAGTGGAAACAGTTTCTCTCACCATGCCCTTCCAAGGCATAGCGTTGTCGAAATCACTGCTACCTGCGCTTGTGCCAACAGAAGCGGTGGCGGTCATGCCGACTGCCATATCAGTTCTCGCCCAAGCGGGAGAAGAAGCGGTGATGTCTCTGCTGATTCCGTAGATTTTCACAAAAGAAAGTTCCACAGATTCACGCTGTCCGTCCGATGTGATTACGACCTGTTTGGACTCGGATTCACTGCCATTTGTTGCCTTGACCGTCCATGTACCGACCTTGTGGACTTGGAACTGATAGGTGCCGGTTGTGGTCGTAGCAGTATAGGTTGTACTGTCCAAGCTACAGGTCAGTGTTGCTCCGGCAGGATAGGTCACATCAATGGTGGCGGTGAAATAATAGTAGGTGGCTTCATATTCCGTGACAGCACCCGCCACAGACACCTTGGGTTCAGTGTTCTCAGGCTTGGAATATCCATCCTCTGCCCCATACTCAATGTGGTAGGTGTGTCCGATGGGAATGGTGAACGAAGCCGTTTTCTGCGTTTTGGTAAGGGTGGCAGTCTTAGTTCCGGTACCATCGGTTTCGTCTACACAGGTGACTACAACGCTGTTAAATGCGCTATCATCATCAATGTTGATGGTGACATTTGCGGTTTCTCCATCAGCAGGAGCGGCACTGGAACGGTTTTTCTCATTGCTCGACAAATTGTAGACACCTTGAGACGAATACGGAAAAGCGGAGAAATAATAGGTCGTTCCCAATGCGAGATTGTTCACGACATACTCCTCGTTTTCATATCTGCCGAGGTCTTTGTTATCGAGCACCAGAGTACCTTCTGTGGTGCTTGCCGGGTAGCCGGTCTCGCTCATACGAATCATTACGCCGCCAACGGAACAAAGCAGATTCCCCGCACTGTCGTAGCTGTCTTCGGGTTCCAAAAATTTCAGCCCAATGCTTGTCTTGGAAATAGTAAAAGCGGTAAATGCCCTCATGTTATTGGGTGCCTGTCCTGTTTTTTGCAGGATATTATCGACTACCCATTTTGCTTCTGCCCAACTCATTACTTAACCTCCTCATTGATAGTCAGTCCGTCACCACTAAATGTGATGGTTTTTGTCAGTGTCAACAGCTCGTTCTCATACAGCTTTTGAACGATCTGATTTGCCGAAACGAAGATGGTTTCAATTTTCTTGTTGCCATACGTTTCGGTTATGGTCTGTCCGTCCGAGGAAAACACGGTGTTCCGAGGGTCAAACCCATCGGTCTTCACATCGAGAGAATCAATCTGGTTTTGCAGATTTCCAGCCACATCTTCGCCGAGCTGGTTTTTGATAAACTCGAACCATGTGTTGAAAAGCTGTTCCTGCTGATTCTCAAAAGCGGTGATCTCATTGCGGTAATCTGTCTGAATAGACTGGATAATGCTGTCACCCTGAGCTTCCAACTCCTCCACATAGGCGTTAAAGCCAGCCTGTGTAGCGTCAGCAGTATCTTCAAACAGTCCCTTTTGGGTGTTGAAATAATTCTGGAAAGCCGTGTAAAGATCAGTGCCATTTTCCACCATCGACATCAGGGTGTTCAGAGCTTCGTTCATACGGTTTGCTTCTCTTGCACCGAAGAACGAATTTTCTTTGTCGCTGTACACAGTCACATCTTGAAACGAAACGGTTCCGTCACTGTTTCTGATTTCGTTATATCGTTTCAGACCGCTCCAAGTTGCGTCAGTGTAATTGACAGGTAAAAGTTCCCATGCCATTACAGGTCTCCTCCTTTCATTCCGAAGTTCCATACGAACATCCGTCTGCCCTCAAACTCATTTGTGAGCCTGTCGTAGAGATCGAGAATTGCTCCTTCAAGTCGATTGAGTTCTTGGAAATCCATTACATTTCCGTTATCAACATAAATCGGCGGGTTCCCGTAGTCTCTTTTGAGAGAGCCGTTGTTCACTGTTTTCAGATTTTCCTCAAGCTGATTGATTTCGTCAGCATAGAAGTAATCTTTGGGGGTGCGATCTTCTCCGAGAGATACGATGGAAAATTCGTCATAAAGGCGGCTTGCCAAGTCCCGAAGATAATCGAGATTATTCTTGATACGGTTAAAGTCACTCGCATTGAATCTGTCTCCCGTGTAATTCCCTTCGGAATCGGTAGCTCCGTACCAATCGGTTTTAGGGGTTTGCCAAGCCATATTTTGCACCTCCTACCCTTCGAGCAGTAACTTTGCCCGAAAAACTCTGATTGAAATTAAGGGTTTGTCGATAGATGTTGACTTTCATGTCGCTATGAAACTCGTTTTCCTGATACACGATGTCATTTACATCTATTTCCGGGTTTCCTCTCGTGTTGTACTCGTATTCGATACCGGAAGCATAATAATTACCGAGCCATTCAGCAAGGTCATTTGCCATCCCCATATCGGACATCATCGGGTTTTCCCACTTGATGGTTTTTCCCCGGTTGTTGAGCGATTTAACTGCGTATCGCTCAACGATTTTGTAGCGATAACCGTAAATCTCCAAACGATATTTTCCAGTAACACTGAATCTCACCGTGATATAGTAGTTGCCCCAGTCTTCGATTGTGACACCACCTTCGGTGTCTTCCAATGCCGCACGGAAACCGTAAGAAGGTTCACCGATGAAGAAGGTCTGCACATCACCGGCAGTCACTTCTACTTCCTCACCGACAAGATTGTCCTCCTGTGTGCCGTTCTGATAGCTGTAACAAGGGACAATGACCTCCTTGATAAGCTCCTGCTTGATCGCTTTCGGAGAAGAAGTCATGTCGGTTCTGGTCATGGTAAAATCCGTAATGTCACCGAAGCTGAAATTGTTCAGCACGATTCGATTGTACGGTTCAGCAGTCTTGGTGAACTCAATCTTCATGGTGTCAAAATCGTCAAGGTCAATGTGAAGGACGGTGACCCGCTCGATTTCATTGGCACCCACTTTATATTCAGTCACAAGCTGACCGTCATTGTATGTGCGAATGATAAACTCCGCAGGAATGGCATTGCCGAACACGAACTTTACACCGTAGTACATACAGGCAACTTCCTGCTCCACCGTAATTACAGGGTTGCTTTCAAACAAACCATTTTCATCGGAAAGCTCCGCCGAAATGAAACCGGTGTTGAAGGTTTTTCCACTGAGATCACGGGGAAGGAAGAACATTTTCCCGTCAGCCGTGGTGTAGTTTGTGTTCAAAGAAGCATACTCGTCCTTGACGGTATCGTCCATAATCTTGTCTGCGTTGGAATATGCCGCTTGAGTATCTGCTCTTGCGCTTGCTTCCGGGACGAAATTGGACTTGATTTGAATGGTGCCAAATCTCGTCTGAGAGAGAACACACCGGCAAGCATTGGCAATAATCTGTAATGCTTCCTTGTGCTGTACCCTCGGAAGGGGATTTTTTGTAAAAAGTGTTTTGAGCTGTGGGTCGATGTAGTAATCGGTCAGCCCAGCGTCTTGAAGAACAGCCACCGCCAGATCGTAGTAGCTCACACCTGCGCTGTTGTACATTCCCTTGTAATATTCGGAATCCATATTTCTGAAAATGTCCTGACAGCGAATTGTGGCAGTGTAATCGTCAGATTCCCATTCCGAACACAATAATCGGTTTCCTCGAATCCACTCAATTTCCCCGGTTTCCGGGAGCTGGTAACCGTAGTAGATTTCCATTTCCTGCCCGGTCTCAAGGAAGTTAATTGCGGATTTTGGATTGTCCACATTGAAGTAATGATTATAGTTTTTGAGCTGTACTGAAAAATCAATCTGCGGCACATCTGCTCCGATTGGAGACACATAGCTCTCAAGGGTGGAACTCATTACATCTTGGTTGTAGTACACCAAACCGTAACCGAAGCGTATGGAGTAAATACGCACCCGGCTTTGAGGGTTCTTCATGGTGTAAAACACGAGCTTTACTTGTGTGGTATCAGTCAATACCTCCTCAGTGGAGAACACTGCTTGGTCGTTACCTCGGAACTCGATTACCTGTCCACTGCTACTCACCATGTCGAAGTCAACCGGGTAGTTTTCTCCGAAATTGATGGTGATACCTTTGAAGTCAGTTGCCACAATGTTCAGATTGATCGTCAGCTCAAATATGGCTTCCGTCAGGAGCTTGTCACTGATAATGCCGGTATCAAGGTAGGCACCAGATTGATTCTCCCTTGGGAGAAAGAACATTGACCCGTCCACTCGTGTAAAATTCTCCTCAAGAGTGGCATAGACCGTATCGTCACTTTTTTCACCAAGGACATTTTTGGAGTTTGCATAGTACGCAAAATCTCCTTTTTCGACAGTGGCTTTTGCCTGTGCTTCCTGATTGATAAGACCGAAAGAGAGCATGATGTATGCTCTCTCTCGGAGAGAGGATTTCATGCTTTCCTTGTATGCCTTTGAAACTTTCTGCATAAAATCCCTCCTTACTCACCACAGTCCACCAGATTCACCTTACAATTACGATAATGTGTTGGTTTGCCACTGCTATCTGCCCAATAGGGTTCTCCTGTTCTATCACCGGGGTACATCTTGATAGTCTTCCGGGAATTGGTAACGGGGTCTACGAAAGTCACATAGACGAAAAAATTGCTGAGAGTGTTAAGAATCTGTCCCCATTGTTCAGCGGTGAGCCAAGGCCACTCAAGACCATCAATCTTGTACTGGTCTCGACCCACCCGCTGTCCAACAACAGCTCCGTTGGCATTTCTCCCAGCGTCTACTACCGTTGTCACAATGGGGTGCACCCCTCGCTTGGGAGGGGGCAATTCATATCCGTTGATTGCGATATAAGACATATCTGCACCTCCTTACTTCACGAACACATAACCATTTGCCTTGCGCTGGGTTGTCACAGCGTCATTGACGGTGCGATTTCCAATCTGCACAATGGTCTGCTCGTTTTTGTCAGCCTGTCGGCGCATATCGTCTGCCATCTGAGACAGCGTAGGTTCGATATACTCTCTGTAAAACTCCTCCATCCCTTCTTTGAAGCCTGTGACAGAGAAGTTCCGATTGCTGATTACATCAGCAGACACAGACTTAGAGAAGGAATCACTGGTGTAATACTTGAGAGCGGAGGTGTCCACTGCAAAGCGCATGACCGGGCTTACGCTGGTGAAAGAGTTCGCCCAACTGTTCACGACACCCTTGGTGGTGTTTCCGAGGTTCTGAATACCGAGGTTGTAACCGAGAACGGTATCTTCACCGATACGCATGAACACCTTGGAAGGAGAGTTGGAATCCAACGCCGCTTTGTATGCGTCCTTCGCCGCATTTGCCCACCTGCGCATATAGGGAGCAGTTGTGGAGTAGAAGTCATTGATACCGGCATTGAAACCGTTGACAACATCCTTGGCGATATTGTAGAACGCACTGTAAGAAGCGATCTCACTAAACCACGATTTTACATTGCTTGCCCAAGAGGTCATACTGGATTTGGAGCTGTTATAGGAGCTGGTAACACCACTGCCGAAACCGCTGACAATATCCTTTGCGTAATTTTGGAAGGTATTGCGGTTCACTGCGCCATATCCTTCACCAGTAAACCAAGACTTCACATTGGTAGCCCATGTGGTAACGCTCGATTTAGAACTGCTGTAGGAGCTGGTAATGCCAGAAGCAAACCCGGACACAACATCTTTGGCGTAGTTCTGGAAAGTAGTACGGTTAATACCACCGTAGCCGTTTTGCGTAAACCAGTTTTTCAGATTGTTTGCCCAAGAGGTCATGCTGGACTTACAGGTTTCCGCACTGCTGGTAAGCTGGGTTTTGAATCCCTCTACCAAATCCGTTGCGGCATTTTTGAAATCACCAGACTTGGACTGAATACCCTCCACGAAACCGGTGACAAGGTTTTGTCCGACCTCCTTCATGTTGACAAACATACCCGTAGACAGTTCCACATTACTGTTACACAGATTTTCAATCTGTGTGAGAAGGTCTTTATATTCCTGCAACAAGTCTGCGGCAGTCTGCAACTCAGGTACAGCGATTTCCAGCTTGTCGTTTAGGTCTGAGGTCTGATTGGAGATATTCTCCACATCAGTTGCCAGTTTCTCGATGGGGTCTTGCGTGAACCAACCGATGATCGTGTCAATCGTTGCGCTCAAACCAGCAATGGCAGACACTTCCGTGTATCGAACAACTTGTCCTGCGAACTCTGTCATAAAGTCCACGAAATCACTCATGTTGCTGGACAGACCGGGGAGTTTCTCATTCAAAGCCATCAGCGGAGGGTCAAGTCGATAATTCAACTCGTCTGCGACTGCGACCAAGCTCTCTACAAAGAGAATGAACGCCGCCGCAAGTTCTACGAGCAATGCTGTGCCAAGTCCGATTGCCAAAGGCAACAGACCGGCAGAAGCAACGGTAGCCGCACCGAGAGCCGCTGTAACAACACCAATGCCAACCAACAAGCCAGTGCCAACACCGATTGCGGTTGCAATCCGTTCACCGTTGTTCAGCACAGGTTCCCACGCAATTCCGATCTCGTCCAAACCCTTGCCGATTGCCCAAATCTCTACGAGGAACAGTCCTGTAGCAACACCAAGCTCTGCCAAAATCGCAGTTCCGAGGGCAATGTTCACAATAAGGCTTGTACCAATGGAGCCAAGTCCCGCTGTAGCAAGACCGACTGCCGCCAGAATCCCTGCGCCGATTCCGATTGCCGTTGCAACCGTACCGCCATTTGCTATAACAGGTTCCCATGCGATACCGACTTGTTCCAACGCCATGCCCATCAAAGCGATTGCGCCTACAATGAGCAATGCCGCCGCCGCAACTTCGCCGATTACGACAAGTCCAAGCCCAAGGTTTTTCGCCAAGGAAGTCAGTTTCGGAGACAACCCGGTGTTGATTGTGGTGTCCAGTTGGGAAGTAGTTTCGGTTACTGTCTCAAAAGCCTGTTTTGCCGCCTGACCAGCGGTTGCGCTTTCCTTCAAAGCGTCCAACTTTTTGAGGGTGAGAATGAAACCGCCAGCCATCATTAACGCACCAGCTACAACTTCTACCATGTCAACGCCAGACCAGTCACCAGTTCGGATTGCTTCAATGAATCCCTTGAGATTGTCTACGATAAGTGTCGCACCGGAAATAATCAGACCAATGCCGCCGAGCTGAGTGTTGCCAGTCAACAAACCCAAACCACTCAGGAACAGTCCGAGATTTTTCACCAAGAACAGAGCGTTATCCCAATTTACGCCGTTGTTTACCATGTCACTGATTGCAGAGACAATACCGGTAAGCCCGGAAATAACCAGCATGGCACCAGCCATCTTGATATTACCGAACAGAAGAAACGCCGCACCAAGGGCTTCCGCAAAGCCGCTGATAAGTTTGGTGACATTGGTGAAATTGGCACCGTTAGCCATGATGTCTTGAATTGCTTCTTTCATGGTGTTCCATGCGTCCAAGAACAAACCAAGTCCGGCAATTTTGAAACCGATACTTCCAACAATGTTGAATCCCTTCATAGTGGACAGCCATTGCAGAAAATCTTGAACTCCCTTGGCGATTTTCCACGCAAGGAACGCCGCACCTATAGCAAGGACACCGGCAAGGATTTCGTCAATGTTCTCTCTGACCCAATCAAGGAAGGGCTGAATCTTTGCCATGATCTTCTCCACCTGCTCATTCACTGCGTCTGCAATGAAGTCATAAGTAGGAAGGTCAAAACCGAGACCTCCACCTCCAATGCCGCCAACCCCGCCAGCACCAGCGGAGCTATCGTCAGGAGGAGAAATGACATTCAACTCGTCAATGCCGAGCAATGCGTTTTTCAGTTCTTTCGCTTTCTTGGAAGCGTCACCCAAACCGTCAGCGGCTTCGTCTGCGCCGCTTGCCACACCGCCGATTGCGTCAGCTCCCGTGTCAAAATCGGGAATGGAGACACCGAAGAATCCTGCGATAATTTCAGCGACCAAACGAATAGCTTTCGCCAAGGCGATTGCGTAAGGCAGAATTGCTTTCAGGACGGGAAGAAACAGATTACCCAAAGCACGAGCCGCCTGATCTACCTGTGCTTGCAAAATACGAAGTTGGTTTGCGGGTGCTTCCAGTGTACGAGCCATGTCTCCCCGTGCCGTGGTTACCTGTGTCATAATGGCGTAATAACGCAACTCTGCTTTTTCAGCCTGAGTCATGGCAGATACGCTTTTTTCAATGCCGAGATTGTAGGCTTCCTGTTGCAACCGTGCCACAGACAGGTCGTAACCGAGTCTACGAAGCGGCTCAAGTTCGCCAGAGATACCGGACTCCAACTTTTGAAAAGCGTCAGAGGTACTGATATTGAAGAACGAAGCCAAGTCGTAGGTGAGCTGGGTGAGGTTTTTACTCATGGTATAAGCACGGTCACTGGCAACGCCAAAGCCCTCAGTGATGGTCATAAAGACACCCTGATTACGCATCCACTCGCCGGGGTTGATACCCATGATCTCTCCGACCTGCTGTGCGTATTTGTAGGCTTCCTCCGCATACTGCCCCATGGACACCGTGAACAAGTTCATGTCCTCGATATACTGGTTAGAAGCTGTAATCCAACTTGCAATAACGCCAACGATTCGTTTCAGCCCCATGTATGCCAAACTGATTTTTGCGGCAAGGTTCACATAGGATTTTCCGAGCGTATTATTGCTGGCGGCAAGGCTCGTGTTTCCTTTGAGTAAACGCTGAATTTTCGCCGGGAAAGCCGAGAAGCCAGCCGCAACCTTTTCCATCTGAGTAGCAAGAGGGGTGATAGCGGCGGCAACTCGGTTACACTGATCTGCGAAAGAATCAAGGTCAGTCTTTTTCAGCGATTCAGTCACCGTGTCGATTTGAGGTGCAATTTTCACCAGCTTATCCAGCCCGGAAGCTAAAGAACTGAACCCGGACTTTTGAACACTCTCTAAGGGCTTGAGAGCGTCTACCAAGCCTTGAATTTGCTCTCTTGCGAGAGTAAGTCCGCTCAAACCAGAAACACTCTGACTGAACTTCTTGAGAGAATTAGACAGTGCTCCGAGACCAACGCCGCCCTTGCTTACAGGAGCGGTAGCGGCTTTCAACCGTCTCAGAGACTCGGAAAGTGCGTCTATCCCGCCAACGGCAGATGTAGAATTAGATTGTATTTCAAGTTCCAACTGCTCGATTGTCGTAGACATATTGCTCACTTCCCTTCAAATTTTTTATTGTGGCTTACCATGAATCCTTCCATCATTCTCTTACCCTTGTCATACACACCCTTGGCGTGTTCTTCCTCACGGAGTTCTGCTTGTTTTTCGTTAAGCGCATAGGCTTCCGAGAGGTACGGAACAGGTTTCACGCCCTTTTTAGCAAAGGCATGAAGAACGGGAGATACACGACATAGAGCTTCATAGAAATATGCGCCTTGTAGCCACATTTCCTGATTTTTACGATTCATTCTGAGTTCTTCCGCTTTTCTGTACGCCGCCACAAGCGTACTGTCTTTGTCCCAATACTGTTCTTCGGTCATGCCGAAAGACAGATAGTGGGGGAACAACTCGTTGAATTTTTCTGTGTAAGTAGAGAGGGGAGCAGTGGCAGAACTACCACCACTCCCCTCAGTGGAGGACAGCGATCCACTTACCAAGTCGCTGTCCAGTCCAAGTTTCCCTCGGCTTCCTCAGGCTCCTCAACCAGAGTCAGAATCGGCTCGTTGTACATTTCAGCGAGCTTGCCGATCAGGTCTTCTTTCTTGGTAAGTTTGGAATAAATGTTGTCGATAACGTCTCCCTTGACGAAACGATGGTGGGCAAGGAACGCACCCGCAAACAGTGCCGGGAGAGTGGTCATGGGCTTGTCCGTGATGTCGGAAGCGATAAAGCCCTTCTTCTCCATTTCTGCAACCGTTCTGCGGGTAAATTCCAGAGTGTACTCCTTACCCTCATAGGTGAAAATCAACTGCTTTGCCATTTGTCTGTCCTCCTGTTAAATAGTTCTTAGTCCTCTGCCGACATGGTGATGGGGGTAGAGGGAGCAATGGTGACGGTCATGTCTACAACCTCGTTGACACCTCCGCCAACCGGGAACACGGAAAGCTGACCCTTGAACTCAAACTTACCGTCAGTGCCGGTAGGAGTCAGGGTGCCACCCTCGCCGGTGCCGCCAAACCACACGGCATAGTCCTTCTCCTGACCTTCGAGGGCTTTCAGCTTGGTAAAATCCTCTTTGGTGTAGTTCGCAGTAAACTCAAGAGCGTCAAGAGACTGGACACCCGGAATGTAAGTCTGCATATTGTCAGACAGGGTGGTGGTTTCCAGCATTTCGGGTGCGCCGCCGAGGTCGGGAAACTCTTTGATGTCGATCAGTTTCTCCCATGTTTCAACATTCTTCTGCATGAGAAAAATCTTGTAGGTAGAAATTGCCATGATATGTTACCTCCTGTAAATGGTTTTTTCTTTGGAAATCACAGCTCGGTATCGACCGAGCATACGATAAATAGTTGCGTTATCTTGATTGGGTACAGGCTCAAGCATAGTTCTTGTGAAATTCAGACCCGTCAGGATTTCGTCAATGAAATTGGCGATTTCCTTACATTCAGCCTTTTTACCATTTGTGCGGTTAGAGTAGACGTTCAACTCATACATGACCGCTACATGGTTTTCCTTGCCCTCAGTGGTCAACGAGTTACGAAATGTAGCATTGTCAACCTCTACAAGAGAGACACAGGGAAAAGAAGGTGGAGTTTTCACATATTCGCCGGTCATAAAGATGTCCGGGTACTGCTCTCGTGTTCTTACCGAAATCTCGTTAAAAATTTCGGTTTCCATGTCAATCATCCGAACACCTCCTTTGCGATACTTGTGATTTCCTCACATACGGTTTTTAAGGCATTGTACATGGGCATGACAGCGGGAGTACCGTGCGTCAGACGAAGCTCTCCGTCCTCGTAGAATCCCCATGTCTGCCGTTTACCCATACCCTTGCCGTAACCGCCAATGGTAAAACCAAGCTCTGAACCTTTAGGGTGCGGAGACCCACCAGTAGAGCCGTTGTGGAACACACCCGCACCAAACTCAACCCACACAGCGTCTTCGCCAGCGGCTATGATTACCGAGACATTTTCCCGCTCGTCAATGGAAACTCGTACATCAGCTTTTCTTGCACCGCCGCTTCCACCGGTAAGATCGTCTACAACCGCACCATTGAAACCGCTCTGTGCAAGATTCGCAATTCGTTCCGCAATTCTTGTACGAAGAAGTTCCGTCTTGCGAATGATCTCTCGCTTATATTGCTCAAGTTCCTTGATCGCTCGGTCAATGTCTTTCTCGGACAGGCTGATACGAATAACTTTCTTTCCCATTACGATACACTCACCTTGCTTATCGCCAATGACACCACATTGAGACTTTTGGCAACCTTCTTCACGATGTAGTCATGAGGAGTGATAATCTCACCCTTTTCGTTCACCGCCAGATTGCCCTCCTCGTCCAGTTGAGGTGTGCGATCAACCCAAAGCACAGCGTATTCGTCAATCGGAGGAGCGTCAGTGTCCATAACAATCACCTTGTCATAAGATTCGTTCTCTCCGAACTGCCGTGTCTGTGTTTCTCCCTTCGCCGCCGAGATATTGGCAAAAAACTCGATAGGTTTTCCACGCTGAATGTCATATTCGCCGGTCATATTCCCATAATCATCTGTAGCAGGAGTTTTACTCTCATACAGAGCATAGAAGAATCTGACTTTGTTTCTGCTCATGCACTTCATCAGATCACCCCGCAATACGGAATGACCGCTTTCAGCATGGAAGAAGGAATGTCACCGTTCTCATAACTTCTCGATACGCCATTCTCGGTGTGAGAAGTCTGTCCCTCGGCACCTCGCTTGTTCAGCATATACGCCGCAATCTCTACTTGAAGATGTGCGTACTGTACAGGGACTTCGGTTACATCATTTTGGTACGGGTAGGCTTTTGCGAGAATCTTGCTTCCAGCGAAATCAAGGTAGGTGGACAACATTTCGTCAGGGTCAGAATTACCCACCATTGACTTGAGAGCGGTTAATTTTTCTTCCTGAGTCATATTGTCACACCTCCTTTACAATCACTCGTCAACTTTGTTCTCGCCGGTCTCAGGAACGGGTTCTCCCTCGCCAGTGTCAGGCTCAGAATCCAGTTCCTCGCCGGTCTCAGGAGCTTCCTCAATCTCCTCGATGAACACACGGTTCAGCGGGTTTTTACCCTCCGCCAGCTCTTTGATACGAGCCTTGGTCGGCTTATAGCCCTCCACAGGGTAGATGTCACCGACATCGTAGTGGTGCTCGTTATTCTTCAAATCCCGAAACGGGCTGATTACTCGGTACATAATCTGTCCTCCTTCACACTTTGATTACACGCCGGGAGAGACGGTAATCTTGACAGCCTTGGTAGCGTCAGTCAGAGCCGCAAGATAATACTTACGGGAGAAAATGGTGTTCAGACGAGTGTTTGCCGCAGTCTCGGAACGATTGTTGGCGGTCACCTGCTCAATCTCAACACCCTTCTTGTTGAACAGAGTTACAGCTTCACGAGTGCCGATGATGATGGTGCCGGTCACAGCGTCCTTCTTGGTGTACAGGTTGACACCGGCAACAGTGCCAACATAGCCGGTACGGGCAAAGGCTTCGACATACTTGAGATCGTCTTTCAGTGCCTTACGCACAGAAGCCATGTCAGCCGCATTGACGAAACCGAAAATGCTCACACCCTCAATCTGCTCAAGATCGAGCTTCGCCACAGCGTCAGCGAAAGTACCGAAGCCGTAGTCAGTGGCAGAGACAGACAGAGTAGCCTTATTGAACTCAGCGAAAATGTCCTTGTTGACGGTATTGAACATATCGGTGCCCATGTGACGAACGCCGACAGGCACCAGCATGGGGTCAGTCATAGCCTGTTCGTCATAGTACTCGAAGCGGTTCTGTGCCAGCAGGATTTCATACTCCTCCTCGGTGTAAGAAACCTCGATGGACTTAGAGTTACCAGCACCCATAGCCAGCTTCTCGGTGCCATCGGTAGCCTTGTAGACATTGATCTTACGCTTCATACCGGGCTGACCCATCAGAGAATTGTCAACAGTGCAGAACTGTTGCAGGTCAAGGTGGGAATTGTACTGATCTTCCACCTCATTGGAGAGGTAGAAATTGTCGTAAATAGTATGAGTAAATGCCATTATTCGTTACCTCCATAAAGTTCTTTGTATTCGTCCGGGTGCTCCGTGTAAAACTTGTGACGCTCCGTAGGACTGAGTTTGCGGAACTTTTCGAGCGTCATGGTCTTGGAATCCCCATCGGGAGTAGGTTTCGGTGTATCTTTAAGGGCTTCCGCACGAACCTTCTTCTCGAAAGAAGCCAAGTGCTTCTGCTGATTGGCGAACACCTTGTCGGAATCACCGTCAGCCATGGCTTCTGCCGTTTCATCGGCAAGAGCTTCCTCATAGCCGAGTGCTACCAGCTTCGCCTTGTTCTTGGCGATAACGGACTCACGCAGGAGCTTGTCGTACTTGTTTTGAAGCTCCTCCCGCTCCTCCTGTTCTTTCTGCTTTTTCTGTTCGTCCTCGGTCATTTTCTCTCGGAGCTGTTTCTTGTAACCAGCGGCTTCGCTGTTGCTCTTGGAGAGGGCGTTTTTCAGCCTTTCGATCTCAGCGGAATTGTCTTCCGGGACAGTCACCTTTTCCAGAGCGGCTTCGACCTCCTCAAAGGTCATGCCCTCCTTGTATGCGTCCCCAAGCACTTCTTTAAGGTTCATACTGATTTCCTCCTTGCGTTTCATAGGTAGTTCACTCTACACTGATTTCTGTTTGAAGGGTTGTCTCCCTTTTGCGTTTTAAGGTGTTCCCTCACCATAACCAAGCGAAAATCGCTTAAATTATTCATCTTCCTCAGAACTGTTCGGATTACCCGAATTGTTGGGATTGCCTTGTGCCGCCATTTGCTGTTGTGCCAACTTCTCCTGTTGCTCCTCGTAGTATTTCATACTCAAGGTGTAAGCTCTCTCAGGGTCTACAAATAGACCGCTATGCTGGAACGCAAGCAACGGGTGAATTTTCGACTGCTGTAGCATGGACACAAGCACCTGAGACTTGCTCTGAATGTTCTCGTAATTGCGTCTGGTAAACTGCAATTCAATGTCCTTTAAGCGAAGGTTGATGTTATCGGACAAGTCTCGGCAAATACGAAGCACCAGCTTGAGCATTTTCTTTTCAGCCTTTTTGAACATATGCTCACTGTCCTTCGCTCTCGCTTCCGCAAGAGACCAGCCATCACGCAGAAGCACCGCCGCACCAGTATCGGAGGTGGAACTGCCGCCGTTTCGATTCGGCATACCGCAGATTGTAAGAACGGCATTGTACAGATCGTCTTTGAGCGTCTGTGTCTGTCCTTGATTCAGTTCCTTCACCACGAGGTCAACGTCAATGTTGCCGCCATTATCGTTCGGAGGTACAAGAATTGCGCCCTCCTCAAGAAATTCTTGGAACTTCTCTTTTTCGATACGGCACCCGATGAATTTCCAGAACGCTTGAATGAACTGTTCCACGCCGTCCATGCGATTAGACTCCACATTGTTGATTGCGTCCAGAAGGGGAAGCACAATCTCAAACGAGCCAAGTCTCGCATTGTTCGCCGGGTACTCGAAAATCGGAATCATGTCCAGCGCATGAGACTTGGACTCAGCCCGATTGATGATGTCTCCGTCAATGAGCCAATAATAGTTCTCCGTGTAAACGGAATAGTGGACAATCTCGTTCTCGTCCTTGCTGTACTTCACAGCCATCAACGGCTTATTTCCGATTTCGTTGGAATACACAACGAAGGTATCACGAGGGTCGAGCGTGTACATTTCAAACGGAGACTCGTCTTCTTCTCCGGGTTCATCGGGCAGTACCAAACGGTAGGCGGTTCCACAGATCATCTGCCACTCGACAATCTCTTGATCTTGTGTGGCTTTATCTTCTGCGAACATCAGCTCATTTAGAGCGGTAATGCCAGCAGTGACACTCTCCTCAGTACTTCTGCCGATGTATTGAATCGGCTCACCGCAGAGATAACCAACCTTGAAAGAGACAATCTCGTTTGCCCGGTTTTCCACAACCTTGTTGCAGATTTCAGGTCGCACGTCTTTAACCCGGTTCAGAATGGGTTGCTTGCCTTTGTAGTAGTTCCACAGATAGTCAATCTCGCTTCGGTTGTAAGCGTGATCGGTGAGAGCTTTCTGTAAAACTTCCACCACGTTCTCATCTGTAATCTTTTTCACGCTGGACTTGATAACCCTTCGTCCGCTCATTTGCCGAGTTTCGGTCACCGGCTTAGAAGTGTCGATTACATTTCCCAAGATTGTCCCTCCTTTCCCAAAAATTAGAAAAGGCGCATGACTGTTTGTAGGGCTTTCGCCATACTCGCAATCATGCGCCAAAATTACACTATAATTTTTCTCATATATTGTAACACTTCTGTTCGCAAAAGTCAAGTTATGATTCTTATTTTGCGAACTAAATGTTGAAAACTATGTGGAAATTGTGAATTACCAAGGTCGCTTGAAGACTTCTACATTCTGTCCGTTCAAACTTTGAGCGTACTCAGCCAACATTGCCATACCGTCAGGGACATCATCGTGCTTGTTCTTACCAGCCATAGTGTATGAGCACAGCATATCCATCATTTTGCCGTAGTCCGATTTTCGTTGATAGAGGGAGCTGTCCTTAAACAGGCAATGTTCTTTCACCCATGCGCTGTTGACAATGATCTTGGTCTCTTTGTTGGCGGTAGTAAATTTGGTGGTGATGTGAGTGATACCACCCTTCTTTTTCACTTCCTCCTGTATCTTCTCAGCAACCCGCCGACCTGCGGAATTAGATTCAAACCGGCAGGACTTCACCTTGTCCCGAACAAGGATTTCAGTCAACCGAGCGTCTACGATGTTGGGCAGACCATTATCACAGACACAATCATCAATATAGTAGTCCTGCCCATAAACATAGGCAACCGGCAGAAAAGCGTAGTCAGCTCCCTTGTCCTTGGTGTCGCATATACCAATGATTGCGTCAGCGTCCTCCGAAGGAAGCTCGAAATATCTCCGAAGCTCGTCCTCAGAATAGACAAGTCCCTCTCGCTCAATCGGTTCATTCATATACAACGCTCGCCAGCTTACATCGTCCATGATATTTCTCTGCTCGTGATAAAATCTCGTGCTGAATCCGACACCGTAAGCGTAATCAAAATTGGACTCGTCATTTTCATCAAGAGCTGGAATTACGATGAACTTTGCCCGATCACTGTCGATATACTCCCGCTCAAGCCGACCTATTACATCATGGACAGACCAGCGGGTTGCAATGTGGAGTTCTTTACAATGGTCTCCGATTTTACGTTGTCTCAAGTCCGTAGTGTAGGTCTCCCACAACTTGTCCAGTCGCTCTTTTGACAACGCTACCTCAATACCTGACACCAAATCGTCACAGTAGAGTAGGGTAGCGGCACGATACAGACCAGCGTTACCGGTACCGATGGAGGTAAACTCCAATGTTTCAAAACGCTGTCTCTTGTCAAGATCAATACGACAGTCCTTGGCGTTAGTGCTGGACACCTTTATGTCGGGAAAAACATCATGCCATAGATAATCTCCATTTTCGTCCATAATCCGCAGACATTCATCATAAACACCACGAACAAAAGAGTTGGAGTGAGAGCCGGTCAACATAGGTTCGTTGGGAATCTTACCGCCAAGCCAAGTCAAATAAAAAATCGCAAGGGTAGTCTTACCACTGCCGGGAGGTAAAGATACCGCTAACAAATCCAGCTTATCGTCTGCCAACTCTTGCAGTGCGTCAACTACCTGCTTGAGGACTTTGCGCCGTGGCGGGTAGAATTTCTTGTCCGGGTCTCGGTTCCATTCTACATAAAGCAGGTAGCAATCAAAATCGTAGGGAGCGGCTGTAAGACAAACCCTCCGGTGCAGATCAAAAATCTGTCGTATCTGTCCTATGGAAAGAGACCTGTTTTGAATGGCTCGTTCACACTCTGCGGAGAGAAGTTTTAAGAACTCCACCCCAAGCGCAATGTCGGTTTTCATAGCTTCCTTGCTCATATAGTACAGGTCTTCCATGGGTCGATAGGAGCGATCTACCCTTACTTTCTCGTAAATTGTTTCAAGTAACTGTCTCATAATACCTCCAAAAGAAAATGGCACATGACCGTTTGAGCATAGCTCTCGCAATCATGCGCCATTCAAAATCTATTTCATACTTTCCCGTCAATGATTGACTGCAACTTTGTGCCAAGTTCATACCATTTCGGGTGAAGTTTGTTGAAGAAAAAGCCGTCACTCTCGATATGACAACTGTATCGGTCACCACTTTTGGTGAAAATTTGAAGAAAATATCCTTCTCCCTCAGTGTAATACGTTGTCTGAGACTTAGAGCCAGCAGAAGCCGCTCCCACAACTGCCCCAACACCGCCAGCAATCGCACCGCCGATGATTGCTCGTGAGACAACTCCTTTGGTCTTGGTCTGTGTTCGAGCTTTCTGTACTGAGTTTTCCACAATAGAATACGATGTGATTTCGTCATAGGGAATAAGATATTTGATAAACCAAATTACTCGGTTATCATCACTGAACATAATATTCTCGTTTGGGGCACGACCATTAAAGCTCTTAAAAATCTGACAGCTCTCAAACAACTTTGCATTTTCGAGATTTTCCTTCGCCAAATCAATCTGATACTGGTCAGGTTTCCGCTTACTCATAAGTTTATCGAGCTTCTTTTGCGCCTTTTCGATGTTCTTGGTGTTATGAAAATTATCGTATCGACCCATGATTCTTCCTCCAATCAAGTAGTAAAAGTAGCTGTTTTTCAATTTTTCCGTAAACTTTCGCTTATTACGCACATACTACGCAAAAGTTACACGCAAAACCTGATTTTTCACTACTTTAACTACTTCTTTTGCTGATTTCATACTGTTTGCACCTGCGGAAGAAGGTGGAAGGGGACATACCTGAGTCCCGGATTGCGTCTTTGAGCGCAATCTTACCATCTGCCCACGCTCTTGCCACCGTGAAGAATTGCTCACCGGCAGGAATGGGCTTACGCCCTTTATATTTCCCCTCAGATTTGGCAATTTCAATTCCTTCTCGCTGTCTCTCCAAAATGCTTTCCCGCTCAAACTCCGAGAGAGCGGCAAACACTGTCAGCACAAATTTTCCCTGTGGGGTGCCGGTATCAAACTTCTCTTTGTCTGATACGAGGATTACTCCTCGCTCACTCAGCGTTGCCACTGTCGAAAGAAGGTCTCGTGTGCTTCTGGATAGGCGAGAGAAGGACTCCACATACAGGGTATCGCCCTCTCGCAAGAAGGACAGCATTTCGTTGAACTGTGGTCTGTCTGTATTTTTGCCGCTACACTTTTCTTGGTAAATCTTCTCCACACCAAGGGACTTCATCAGTTCCATTTGTCTCGCCGGGTTTTGTTCTGCGGTGCTTACTCGTACATAACCGACCCTCATGTACTCACCATCCTTAGTTGTCTCGTTTTACATAGGTAAACTCAATGTCATAGCCGAGAGCTTCCATGATCTCCACGAAAGTCTTGTTTACCAGACCATCCTTCTTCTTAATAATGCGATTCACATACTGACCAGTCGTGCCGATCTTTTCAGCAAGGTTCAACTGGCTCATGTGGGACTCAAGGCATTTGACTTTCACATCGAGTTCAATATTGTTTCGTACCATAACGCACCTCCGTTGTCTTTGTGAGATTAGTATAGCATTAGAAATGATTGTTGTCAACCTTTTTAAGATAATTAAATGTCCTTTTTGTTTCTTTTTCGATTTTTCGGATATTTAAGCCACTCCCTGCGGCTTCTTCGCCGGTGCGCTGTCCCCCTCCGGGGTGGTGCCACTCCGGGCAACCCGGCAACGGCTCCCGGCTTGCCTGTCCAACTGTCAATAGCATTTCCGAACCGTGACAGCACATTCAAAACAATGCTTTTATACCCTATTGACACAAGCCGCCGCAACTGTCAATAGAATATGCCCCAATGACAGCACAACACACAAGGCAAACCGCACACAATGGAGGACAGGGACAGCCGCACAAGCTCCCACACAATTTCAGATCATAGACACACAAGCACAAGGACACAAGCCCACAACACAAGATCATAACAGACAGGACAGAGACAACACACAAGCCCATTATATAAAGCCCTCATATAAGCCCCACACAAGCCCTATAAACGCCGAATAGCACAAGGGGTATAAAGAATACCCCCCAATATAAAAGCCCTCTACAGGGCTTTACAGACCGCCTATAAAGGGCATAGGAAAACCCCGCCCGATATAGGCGGGGTGTATGTATCAATTATTCATTTTTAAAAGCTCAGCCAACAACATAAACGGGAAAATAATCAAGATCACACGCCACATTTTCAAACCCTCCATTTATTAACCAACAACAACCCATTGAAAAGCGGGATTGTACTTTTTGCCCTTATAGGGCTTTACTGTCACATTTTCAAAAACTCCCGCTTGTGTTTGTGCCCTTGAGACAAAAGCTATAAATGCGGGAATATCGGCGGGGGGCATTAAATACCATTTTGCGCCTCGTGTGCTTTTCCTTGTGTGAATCATTTCCAAACCCCCTTTACACAAACAAGAAACGCCGTGTGTTTGTCGTTTTGGTGTATTTTGCGGCAATTTCGGGCATATCCCGCTTTAATGCTGTGGTATCAATTCGGGAACTGGTAACCGCCTTATAACTTGCCTTGTGTTCGCTCCCGGCGATACTATCAAGCCCGTTTTCCTCCATATGCTTTTTAAGAATATCTTTCAAACTGTCCAGCGTGGCGGCTACCTCCTCAGCCATTCGGGTATATTCGGCAATTTCCCGCATTAAAGAATCAAGATTGTTTTGCGCAATTTCGTTGTAATTCGTCATTTTCAAACCCTCCTATTTTAACAAGCCCGGTTATATTGCGTCCATGTTGGAATTGTGCGCAACTCGTCCCGCATTTCCTTTATAGCGGCTTTAATTGCCGTAATAGTGCCGTTATAATCGCTATACCCGGTACACCAACCCGGCGAACATTGCACCAACCCCAACCCGGAGCAATCAATCAAAAATTGCTTTATTTCTGTAATTTCCTTGTTTGCGTCCCGCCTATCTTGCCAACTGTCAAGGGCAATTGGGAAATTGTTTTCAATATCAAGCGTGAATCCCTCATAATATCCCGGCTTGATTGTGATATGGTAATAATGGAAATTGTGCTTGTTTAGCTCATTTTCAATATTTGCATAATCGTCCTCATAGCAAGATTGAATATAATCTATAATAGCGTTTTCAATCGTGCCGCCGTATTCCTCACAATCCCGGCGCATTTCCTCCATAAATTCGGTATCTTTTTCAAGCTCTAACGAATCATAGGGACGCAACCCCCATTGTTATATAATCGCTTGTAAAGTAATTGACTGCACCCATTTTTCAACCCTCCATATAACTATAATCGTATTGTTTAACCGTTCCCAATGTTGCCGCCGTGGGCTTTTCACCCGTGAAACGATCAACTACCACAACCGGGATATAAAAGGCTGGATATTTGCCCATTTCGTTGCCCCGGATATTGTAGTAAATAAAAGCGTTTAACATTTCCTCAAATGTTGCCCCGGATTTATCACTAACGCTAATTTCCGGGTGCCATGGATAACCGGGACGCAAATTTACAGGACAGACCACAACACGCAAACCGTTATTATAGGCTTTTCGGGCTTGCTTTTTGTCCACCCGTTCAAAAGTAAAGCCGTTTTCTGTAAAGCTGTATCGTCTCATTTATCGCACCTCCTCAAAAAGCAAACACAATATAATTTCCGTTGCACACATGAAGAACCGTTGTGTGATCCTCCAAAACCTCTATAAGAGCGTCAATATACAAATTCTTGTTTTCTTCCCATTCGTCCGGGGAAAGTGCGTTTTCGTCTAACCATTCGTCCCGATCAAGTAAATAACCATAATCGGAAATAAGGCTATCAAAATCAAGAGCCGCCCCGTGTTCCCCAAATTCGGAACAATCACAACAAATTGCAATCGGGTCAAATTCCATGTTTTCATCAATTTCGTCATAGTATTCTAATAGAGCGTCAAGCCCGTTCATAGAATAATAATCACGATCCATTTTTTCAAAAACCTGTTTCATATCCCATGCGTTTACTGTCATTTTCATTCTGAAAACCTCCTATAATCTTTTCAAGATTGTTTATTGTCTGTCTGTGATTATAGTATAATTCGCCTTTTACGAATTGTCAATAGGTTTTCGAGAATTTTTTGATCTTTTTCAGATTGTTTATTGTCCCCTATACATTATATAGGCGAAAACCGAACCCGATACCACCTCCACCGGGACAGGTACCCCGCCCGTTTTGCTTTAACGCTGTAAAGCGTTAGTGTCGAAAAGTAAAACTGACGGAAAAATCGCCGCTTTTCTCACTGGCAAAATTCAGCGATCACAAGCGGCGATTTTATAGTCGATAGTCGAAAGTCGTTTGATAGTCGAAAGTCGTTAGTCGTTTTCGGTGTCAGAGTCGGAGTTGTTAGAGTCAATAAGATAACGCTCTCGAATTGCGTCAGCGTCATAGTCGTTGTCCTTGTTGGTTGGCAAGACAGGAGCAACATCGACTTTCTTGACATCCTGATAGCCATAGTTGTTGACACCAAGGAAGACACCCGCCATGGGGTTAATCTTGCCGTTGAGCATATAGTCTTCCCACAAACACTCCAAAAGTTGGTATGCTTTTTTTACTAAGTCCGTTACCTCTTGCGGCAACGAGGACAGCCCTCCCAATGCTCCGCTACCTTGTGTATTGCCAGTCTTGATTTCCCACAGTCTTCTTCGGTCAAGTCCCAATGCCATAGCCATACCAGATACAGAGGGCTTCATATCGTTCTGTATCATAAAGTCGAAATACTCATTGAGCCTATCCTGTACAGCTTTTTCGTCATGCAGGTCAATCTTCGGGAGATTCATAAAATGCAGATTCATACTGGTAAACTTTGCATTGTCACCATCTTCAAGCATGAGTGAACTTTTGCTTGCAGGTAAACCAATCCCGGTCGGGTTGTTTCTCTTAGTTCCACCGGAGTTTTTCTTCACCGCCATAGTCGTTTTACCTCCTCTGAGAGTCCTCTTTTCGAGCCGAAAGAGTCCTCTTTCTTATTATTCTTATTGCGTAGTTGAAGTAGTTAAAAATCGGTTTTTGCGTAAACTTTTACTATATAGACCCCCTTATAGAGGACTTTTACGCAAAATCAAGATTTCAACTACTTTAACTACTTCATCTATAACTCTACGAAAAGACAAGTAGCAATCCTATAAAGACTGTTTTCCAAATGTCATTTTAGATTGTTTTTCAATCTTATTCGGATTGTTTCAAGTTTTCAGCCGCAACAGTCGCAACCTGCCGCCAAATCTCACACCATTCAGCAAGATTTCCTTCTGCAATATGGCTTGCAATTTCAGTTGGATTGATGTCTGCAATCAGCCCTAAAAGCTCGTTCACTTAGGCACCTCCTCAGGTTCCAAAGGAAAGCCGAAGGTCTCATACAGCTCCCGGCGAACATCACTGAGAGCACCGTCTACAATGGCTCGGACTCTCACTCCACGATTGGAAAACCATTTCTTTTTGAACTCTGCCTTGTCTTTCAGATAGGTCTCCTTACAGGTATCGCCGCTGGCGTACCAGTCGTAGGAGTGAATGAGATCAAACACATCCCAAACCAACTCGGAAATCTCCCTATCCTCGAAAACATTTGTGGGTCTATCTGTCCAACCGAAGATTTCATTCTTGAGGGTGCTGTCCATGTAGTTAAAATGTCCTCCGCTCATTTCTCGTCACCTCCCGTTCTGAAATGATCTCTTTCACACAGTCGGAACAGTAGCACCCTTCAAGACCTTCGATCTTGTAAAGGAAGCAACACCAAACTCTGTTCCATTTGCCTTTATCGGAACACCGTTTACATGAACCTTGCCCTTCACCGGTGCATTTGGTCACTTTCATGTCTATTCCTCCTCGGTCTTGAGACTCAGCAAGTCTCGAAGCTGTCTCCAAATGCGAAGCTGTCTACTGTTGATTGTTTTCACATTATAGCTGAGAATACTCACCGCATTGTATAGGCTTTCATAATCGTTTCTGCGCTCATGTTCAATCTGTCGAATCAGATCGTCCCTCGCAGAGTTACGATTCTTTTCGTTCTTGTAATTTACAGAACGAGAAGCACCGCTTTTGAGGTGGACAGTAAGAGTATATGGATATTCGGCGTTGACAGTAGAAACCTCCACAAATTCGATTTCACTTGCGGCGAAGTGGTAGTATGTTCCGAGAGAAATCATCACAATACCTCCTTGAGCTTCAACCCCCAATAGATCATAAAGCCACTGGAAGTCGATTTGCGGTCAAACCATTCCGGATGACGCTCCATTTCGGAGTTGAACTTTCTTGCCGAGAGCACATAGGCACCCTCAGATTTTGCCCACATTTTGAAAGCCTGATAGAGGTCTTTCGCCCGGATAGTTGTGCGTTTGTTCTTTTCTCCAAACGGGTTGTTCTCGTCCTCAGGAACACGCACACAGCGATTTTCGAGAAATTGGAGCACAAGGTCATTATCCCGCTCATATTTTGCTACAACAGACCTTAAAGGCTCCGACATGATAAGCCCATGTTCTTTGTACTTGATGTACCCACGCACCAGCCACATGAAAATGCCGCTCATGGCTTCCTGAGAAGTCAGCTCGTCCTTGAGGTGAGTGTCCTGCTCGGCGGGAGAGAAATGCCGGTTGAACTCAATCACCTTGATACGCTCGGAAGCGAACAGGCTCTTGTCTGTAACCATCGGGAGGTCATTACAGGACAGCCAGAGAGTAAATTGCGGCTTGTAGGTGATAGCCGACTGGTACAAAGCACGAGCTGAGATTTCCTCACCGCCTGTGAACTGTTTGATCTTCTCCTCGTCCAGCTTGCCGTATTCATTGCTCTCCGACATGGTGACAAATCGCTTGCCCTTGAGACCTGCAAGAGTCGGGGAAGCCGCTTCTGCGTCCTTTTGACGGTCTCCCCGGCAGATCATACCGACAGGAGCAACCTTGGCGTAATCTCCAAGCATAGTCTCAATCGTATTGAGTAGGGTGGATTTTCCGTTACGAGTCGTTTTGCCATGCAGAATGAACATACACTCCTCATTGCTCATACCGAGAATGGAGTAGCCGAGAGAGCGTTGCAGGAAGTCAGCCTTTTCCTTGTCACCTTGCGTAACTTCGTCAATGAACTTTTCCCAACGCTCACACTTGATGTCTCTGCGGACTGTGTGACGGAAATTGGTCTGCATTGTGAGAAAATCGTCCCATTTGGCTTCCCGGAAAGAAAAGTCCCTGAGAGAATAGGTGCCATTCAGACAGTTTATGAGATAGGGGTCAGCGTCAAACTCTGTTGCAGAGATACGAAGCTCACCCGTTGCGTCCTTGAGGATTCTGTCTCTCATGCGCCGGTCACCCATCTTGTTCACGAAGGAGGTGTAGGACTTACGGGTTTCATCGTCCACGATTTCCCCGCAGTAGAGAATCATCAACCGCACGAAGTCTTTGATTTTCTCCGAGACGAGGATTGCGCCCTCGTCCTTGCGCCATGCACCCTCGAAGTAGGTGTACCAGCTCTTATGCTCGGTGCAGTAGCGAGCTTCCCGGTTATACAGCATACCGAACAGATTTGCCATACCCATTTCCGACCACTCAAAACCGGAGGAAGTTTCGTCCGCTTTCTCCGGGTGGTAGGACTTGATGATATACATTTTTTCGGACAAGTCCTCGTCCATAATGACTCTGCCGTTACGAAGCTCAAAAAGTTCTCGATCACTTACCACGATTACGCTCACCTCCTACTGCGATTGCACATTTTTGTTTATCCTCTACCCACCACGCACAGTTTTCTTTGCGGCATATCCACCCGTCAGGGTTTGTAATTGCCTGAGAAGACAGCAAGAGAGGGCAGTAGAGTTGGTTATCATTCTCCATCATTGACACCTCCGCATTTCTCGTGGCAGATAATACGACCACTCTGGCACTTGGGGACGAGCATGAATTGGAGTTCGGGAGCGACAAGAGATACCATTTGCTTCACAAGTTCCCGGATTTCCCACTGCGCTCTACGGCACAACCGCTCATTGCTCATGTGAATCAGCTCTCGGAGGTTGCAGGACAGATAAAGAGAGGTTTCACAGGCGTTGGGAAGGACATATCGAGCGTCCTCGTTGGGAATACCGATGTACTGTAACTCCTCGTAATTCTCAGCGATTGTGTCTACCAGCCCCATGTAACCACCATTTACATCAACCTTCGCAATGGTAGAAGGGATTACCACGCCGAAACCGTCCTCGGAGCAGTACCGCTGAGACCGCTGGGTAAAGCTACAGTGCCGGTGCCGCACAAGCTGGTGAGAACAGGCACGAGAGATACCTTCGATTTTGAAGGTGAAGTAGACGTGCTCGAAAACACTGTGGTGTCCGTTGTTGTACAGGTGCTTCACCAGTCCAAGCGGGTTCTTGGGGTCGCTGTCATAGCAGATACTTGCGATCTTCGCAATAGTGTTGATGGGGTCAGACGTTGCCTGTATGAGTGTAACTAACATTGAAATCCTCCTCACTTCTTGTCGATGATAACCCTGTCTAAAAGCTGTTCGTACAGGGTCTTGTACAAATTACGCTCGATCTCAGTCTCAGAAACCGCCGCAGGAGCAGACACAGATTCTTGAGTCCCCCCCCCGACAGCCGCAGGTGCGTGAAGACCGAGAGAGCACAGCAGAGCGTTGTCGATACCCTTCATTTCGCTGGTGGTACAGGAACGAATGAAGCTGTCGAGACGTTCCTTTGAGACCGTCTGAATGTTCTCGCAGAGAGCCGTAGACGGGACTTTGCACATCACATCCACATGGGTGGGCATGGGCTTCTTCTCCCGTGAGGTGAGGAACACCACCTCCACATTGGGGGAATGTTTGTTGCCGATGTCGTTCGACACAATGATACCGGGTCTCCCGGCGTTTTGTTCCGAACCGGTGTATGCACCTTCTGTGATGAAGAAAATGTCTCCACGAAAGTAATCTCGAATCATGGTAAGTACCTCCTCAATCCATATCGGACAAATTGTTGTCTTGATGTGATTAGATAATAACACGAAAAAGATTGAAAGTCAACACTTTTGTGAGTATTCTTTATCTTTTTCGTGTCATATCTTATCTCTTGTACCGAGTTACGCTATTACAAATCGTGCGAATCTCGTTTCGGTCGAGAGGAGGGTCACAGGCTACCATATTGGCGTACAACAGCTCGTCATAAATCTGTTGCTTGCTGTAGCCCTGATTGTGGAGCATACCGGCGAGAGAGGTGAGACAAATATTTCGACTTCCATCAGGAATCCGAGGGTAGACTGGGCGAAGTTTTATGCGGTTGTTCTCAGGCAAGCTCCATATTGGAGAGTAAATCCTACCTCCGTATCGCTCTCCCTCTTTATTCTCTCTTGTTTCCGGGAAAAATTTTTCCACCACATAATCAATCGCTTCCTGATCTTCTTCGATGGTGTCATACAAGAGCGTATCGCCTGTCATAATAAAGTACCGGGCCGCCTTGTAAATCTCCACACCTGCCAGATTGTTCTTTCCTTTGAAGGGTAGAGTGCCCCGGAGTAGGATATGAAAGCCTTTGCCGCTCTTGGATTTTTCGGTGTAGCTCTCACAAAGACCGATGATCTCAGCCGCCAGTGGGGAAAGAAACCCGTCCTGATCGTAGCCATCGTCAATGTCAATCCCGACATAGCCGTTATTATTGAAAACGAAACCACAGTAATCATAGTGTCCCTCCGACACAGCCTTGAAAGCCATGTCGAAGGAAGACCATGTTTCAGGATTAGTAGAGGAAGCGCAAGGATTCTCGTCTGGAAATGCTTTCATGGGAACCTTGCTGTCACTACGAGTACAGACCCACTGATTCAACCGTTTCAGTTCTTCGGGTATGTTTTCGTAGCGTGTCAAATCAGGTTCCTCCTTTTCGCAACCTTGCGTTCCAGTTCATTGACGAGCTTCCACACAACGTCCTGCTTGATATTGCGATCAACAGAAACCTTGTAGATGTTGTCTGGAATCGTATCGCCCTCACGATATACGGTCATAAGAATGTCCACTTCGGAAGGTGTAAACCCCTTCATGGCACTGTCGCAAGCGTTCCAGTTCTGTTTATCAGCGTCAGAGTGGAACTTAGGGCGAGGGTGTCTCGCATAGAACCTCATGCAGTGCTGGACATATTCGGAATAAAAGGTTCTCATTCTTCACCCTCCGCTTTGCTCTCGTTCTTGGCAGAAACAACCCGTTTGGAAACTTCGCCATCGAAATACCACTTGTTGTCGATGTTGATAGGGTAGCCCTTGACATCAGACTTCAACATCTTGCCGTTGTCAATAATGTGCTGGGCAGACGCAATCGCCATCTGGTTTTTCACCAAATCTTTTCCAGTACGAAGTAAGAAGGTAACCTTGCCGTCCGTATTTTTCAGCTTATAATTCATTTTTGTCCTCCTCATTCCATGCGGCAATATCAATACCGCATTGTTTTAGTTTGTATGTGCAGAGCCAAGCCCTGTCTTCGTCACCCAGCTCATACCGCTTCACAAGCTCGTCCAGTTCGGCGGCGAAGCTGTCATAAAACCTCCGAAGCCGTTTCTTTCCGAACGCAAATTTCTCATGGAGTACCCATAGAATCAGAGCGTCCAGTTCATGCTCGTTCTTCTTATCGAACTCAGCGCATTGGCGAAGAATCTCAGCGTCTATGGCTTTTTTGCTCCTTTGCACTGAACTGTACACCAAAGATATGACCCCTGTTTCTTTTGAAAACCGGCATATCAAACACCTACCACCTGAGAAGCAATCATGTCAGCATGGTGTGTCCAGAGCACATTCGGAAAGCGGTTTACGGCATTGGTGAACTTTCCCCAATGTTCTTTCTCAGTGAAAGCTCCCATGTGGTAGAGAATACACATGACCTCCTCCTCGGTCAGCGTTAAGTGCTGAGAGAGAAGTATGACAGACTTATCACCGTGTCCTTTTACGAAAGTGTCAGGGTTGTATTCCCATGCTCCCTCGTCATACACCGGACATTCTTTATCCCCATCGTAAATCTTCGCCGTAATCGGGTGCCGGTACTGGTCGATTTTGCATAGATCGTGAAACATACCCACGATGAACGGACTTTCCGCTCTCTGCCATTTCAGACCGTTTTTAGCAGATAAATCTACAAGGGTGTTCATCACCATAAGAGAGTGATCGAACAAACCCCCTTCGTATGCCCCATGGAACTTTGTGCTTGCAGGTGCACGGAAGAAACCGTATGTCACCAGATAATTCTTGAAATCATCGGAAATGATTTTGTCAATTCCTGCGGCTTCAAACAAGTGTACTCTTTCAAGCTCTGTCATTGATTTTCCTCCTTCATCAGCTCACAGATAAAAGCCATATTACAAGCCATGTGCTTGTAATGTTCAATGCCGCTCTCAGCGTCCTTCGAGTGATTGTCCTCAATGAACGAAAGCCAGTGCCTATAGAAAGCGTCAATGTATCGCCCCAATTCCACTTTTCTCCAATTCTCCGGGTCATGGTACTTTTCAGTGCCGTATTCCCGAACAACCGCAATGTCACGAATGATTTGAACAGGGACAAGCGAGAGTTTAGCCTTCCCCTTATCGTCTTTTGCGATCTCCATTTCATTTCCTCCTGTTATGCAAAGCCTTGTAAACACCTCTCGCTCTCTGGTCATATATACCATTTTCGGCTTCACGCCACTTGCGCTCCTTATCCCGAAGTTCATCGTGTTCTTTCTTTTCGGATAAGTACTCGACACAAGTGGCGTGACAACCGATATGGCGTTTAGGTGCTACACAATTCTTGCAACACTTTATGCCCATTACAGATTGGCAAGCAGAGCGTCAAGGTCAAGTCCCTTCGCCGGTTGTGCCGCAGAAGCCGAAGCGGCGGGAGCGGAGGAAGGTGCCGTGCTTTTCGGAGCGGCAGTGGCATTATTGCCTTTACCGAGGGTCAGAGCACGAGCTACAGGCTCAGTGTCGAAGTACTCAGCCGGGGACTTATCGCCGAGGTTCGCAAATGTGACCGTTTTGTTCGGGTCTTTGTTGGAAGGGAGCTTGGTGTGGACAACCTCGGCACAGATGAAATGGTCAATCAGCTCGGAAGGGTCGATGTCCTCCAAGGTATAGTCACCCATTACGGTCTTGGCGAAGTAGGAAAAAGCGTTCAAAGCCTTTTCGTTCAGCTCGTCATTGTTGTCCTTGATGGAGAAACGCTCGGTATGCGTCATGCCTTGTGCATTTACCAGCTTTACCTCGATCTTTCCAAACTCCTCGTCATAGGTAGCGTCATACACACGGAACACATAAGTTCCTTCGGGAATGAGAGTGAAGCCACTCGTCATAGGGATTCTTGCCATTGTCAGTTACCTCCTTAAAATAAGCCCCGTTTGGCGGTGGCATTGTTGATAAGAATTTTGGTCAGCTCCCAAGCCTGTTCCTGACTGAAACCGGCAGTCACATATGACTGATACATTTCGTACAGCTCGGTAGCAGACTGATTCTTGTTTTCGATACGATTTACTTTTTCAAGCTCCTGCTTGAGAGCGGCGATCTGATTGTGGTTATTCGCAATTTCCTGTTCCAGCTCCGCTTTGGTCTTAGTAGCCATAGGTCAAATCCTCCTTATTTCTTCTTAGAACTCACATACATGGCGTAACCAACGATCAACACCAATTCCACAAGAATGGTAGTGATTACGCCAGCAACAAACGGATTGATATACATTGTGTCCTCCTTACTCCTCGTAGTCAGTCGGGAAAATCAGACCAATAACTTCTTCCTCAGAGGAGAACTGCTTGGGACGCTTGATAACCAGAGCTTTTCCCTCACTGATTTCTTCCTCGGCGTTGTATTTTACGAACATTTCCACAATGTCTTTCCGTTCAATGAGAGCGTAAGAACTGTTGTCAACAGCAACCCTGTTCTGTTTTCCTTCGGTAGCGTAAATCCGCACACAGTCCTTAATAACGCCATCGGGGTAGGGCATGACAGCCGCATGAAGTTCACAGGGGTCGGTGAAACTGTCGTAGTTGATGATGTTCTCCGCAAACTCAGGCATATCGGCAATGTCAGCGCAAGTAACACTATGAATGTCTTCCGGGATTTTCATAAACACCCGCTCGGAAGCAAGCCAGCGTTCACCATTCTTACGGTTGTAAACGATACCGTCAGAGCCAATAGCTTTTACAAATTTCTGAAATTTCATGGTAATCCTCCTTATTTCACAGTCATGCGATACTGCTCAGACCGTTTCTGGTATTTTTCGAGCAGACCGTCAGCTTCCAAAGCCTTTTTGTCTATGGTGGCAGTCTCAGAGCGAGAAACTGTCCAAGTGTAGGTAGAACCTTTGATCTCTACTTTTTTGTCACCGTCCCGGAACTGCTTCATAGCGTGTTCCTTGATGATGTCATTGATCTCTTTCAGCCGCTTTTCTTTATCCGCAATAGCGGTGGCGGCTTTATCCACCTCGGTCTTTAGACCTTCGGCTTCCTTGATAAGAGCGTCAATGTCAGTATCAGGAGTGAGGTTATGGGTACGCAAAGCCGCCAGAATCTCAGCGTCCTTCTTCTCGTCATAGACCGGGGAAATACCGCCGTTCACATACTCGCCCCACCAAGACTTAACCTCTGCGACCATGCGCTCGAAGTCGGGGTAACGCTCGGAGACCTTAAACTCTACCGTGATGGTGTTCTTGATGTTGGGGACATACTTGGAAGGGTCGGCATAATCTTTCTCCTCAAGGAAAGAAGCCACCATGATAACATTGTCCACACCAAGCAGGTAGGCGTAGAGAGCCGCCTGTAAAGCATAGTATTCGGGAGCGTCATTCTGCCAGTCCTCGATACGCTTGGTGGTCTTCATTTCGAGTACGGTGTCAACCTTGCCATTCTCGTCCAAGCCGAGGTAGTCCCACATACCGCCGAGAATGGGGCTTTCCGGGAAGAAGTCACCCCACGTTTTGTTGAAGTAGTCTTCGCCGTAACGATCAGCAGGAGTAATCAAATCCATGCCGTAAGACTTCTTCATATACTCAGCCTGTTTCGGTTCGATGGTCTTACCGGCAACAGTGTAAATCGTATCTTCAAAAGGCTTTTCGTAGGTCTTGGTAATGGCACACCACATTTCAAACGGGGTAGACCAAGGGTTCAGACCAAGAATGGTGGCGAACCGGGTGCCGGTCACTTTTTTGGTACGCTTGGGAGGAGTAATCTGAATCTGATTGGAGTCAAGCCACTTCATTACTCAGCACTCCCTTCCAGCATGGCGGTGATCTTGGTAATAAGGGTCTCACAGTCGGACTTGCTGATTTCAGTGAAGCCCTTGGTCTGCACCGCAATCTGAGCAATCATTTCTTCCTTGGAGGGGTCAGCGTCCTTGAGCTTCTTAAGTACACTCTTGAGACCCTTAATCTGCAATGTGGTGGCGTTGTCAGCCGGTGCAGTCAGTTCCTCTTTGACCTCCTGCCGCTGTTGGGGAGTGGCGGGTGCCTTAGGCGCAGTCTCTGCAGGAGCGGGAGCAGTTACAGGCTTACCAGCGTTTGCGTCAATAGAATCGCTTTCGCAAATGTCCAGAGCCATCATGTAAAGGTAACGGCGCATATATGTGATAGACGAGCCAAGAGCTTGCATTTCGTTAGTAGCCTGTTTGCCGGTGTTGCTCACAATGGGAGCAATCTGATTGAAGGGAGCTACAAACGCCACAGTGTCCTCCGGGTTGTCGGTGTTCACAATCGTCATGGTGGCGGTGTCAGCAGTGAAGTTCACAACTGGGACAAGTCCTACTGCTGAGAAAATGCGAATTGCGGCGGGAACAATATCGTCCAGCTCGAAGTACTTGAACGACAGGTGCATATTTTTGCCTGTCTTCTGCACATCGGCGTTGAGAAACTGCTCCCTCGCCTTAATGAGCTTCTGATACACGTTTTCGGTTTTGGTGGTCGTTGCCATTGTTTTAGTCCTCCTTGTTGTTTTCTTCTTTTCGGGCTTTATGCCCAAAAAGTCATTAACTCTCTTTTTCGCCATGTCGATGTAGAAGGTCTTGTCCACATCGGTAATGGTAAGGTGATTATCATTGTCGATGATACAATGCTCCGGGAGCATTTCGATTTTGGCAGTAGAATCATTCTCGGCTTTCACCTTAAACAACTTTCCGTACCGCTTGTCCGCTGTTGCATACACACGGTTCACCCGTTGTACCGGGACTTGCTCACCATCGACAAGGTGATATGCTTCACGATATTTGACACCGGCTTTGGCAATGATCTGGAACTGGAAAATATCGTCACAGCCGTTGATTGTGTCCTCTACAGGTGTACCGTGAACAAAATATTCCTCAAGAGCAGTTGCCACGATACAGCAAGAATTGTTGATCTTCCACGCTCCTGCGCTGGAAGTGCCTTTGACGAGATACCCGCCTTTTTTCTTGACCTCTCCGCTCGGTTGCACTTCAATGTAGTTGTTTACATCTTTCTGCACAATCTTCGCAACGGAGTCCTCCTCCAACTCGAATCCCGTCCGATGTTGCCATTCGTCACATATCTCGTCCAGCTTTGGAAGGTCTTTCCGATCACACTCGACCATAATACCGTCCGTGTTGAGCTGTACGACCTTCAACCCAGGAATGTCAGCGTAGAGGTGTTCAGCCAACTCAAGAAGGAACAACTGCCCTGTGATACACACGGAGCGTCCCATAAGCGGGTCAAAGAGGTCATTGTACTTATTGAGCAATGCGCCGTAGGTCGTGTTTACAACGAGTTTCAGAGCGTTGGCGGTAGCTTTATCGCCGCTGGCTTTAGCTTTCATTCTGGTTTCCAGCACATCTTCAAAGACCTGCGCCGAAGGAATGTTGCGAGAGGTGTACCCGCACAATGTCATAAGGTGTGGATAATAACTCGCCACATCTTTATTGCGAATAACCCGGTCTTCGGTTTCTTCAAATGAATAATTTGGGATTGCCGCATGAATACCGCCGTACCCAACAATGCCGGGACATTCTCCGATTGAAAAGGATTGTTTTTCGCTGAACAACTCGGAGTCAGAGATCGCCGGGTCATACATTTTGCCAAAGAAATCGAAAATCTCCTGCGGGATATACTCTCGTTTGAGGTGAGAAGGGTACACATACTTGCGTTCATCATCGTGCGGCTTTTTGGTCGCTTTCAGCATTGCCGCAGTCAGCTTGGCGTTTGTCATACCCATGGCTTTCACATCGTCCAGTCCTGCCAGTTTTCCGATATGAACCTTGTTTTTAAGGTAATCTTTGCGAAGCTCTACCAATTTCTCTGTAGTGTCAACATCGTGCATACAGTACTTGACGGTCTCTTTCAGCTCTTCCTCAGTAAGAGCACGGTCAATGTCAAAGGGTATTGTAGATTCCTCAACAGAAACACCCAAATGACCTTCGATTGCTTTAAGAGACAAGCCCATCTGCATATCGTCTTTGATGTCCACATTGTTAAAACGGAAGTAGAAATCTCTCAGAGCCGGGTATTCCCAACCCTGACCGCCTCCGATAAGATAATCGTTAAGAGCTTTCACCTCCTGTGGAACGAACCCACAACAGATAGCTTTTATGATGAACTGATCGTAGTGCTTGCTGTTAAACCCGATATACACGGAATCCTCAGAAAGACACTGTTTCAGTTCCTCGTTGTCGTTGTGAATAGCGGTGTATTTCCCGGTCTCCATGTCTTTGAAAATAACCAGCCAGTCCTCGCAAAAGACCTCGACATCGTAAACAATCAATCTCACGCTTTCACCTCCTGCTCCACAAAATAGCAACCGTTCTTACGATAGGTTGTACAACGCTTTTTATAGGACTTCACCAGATAACCGATGTTGTCTACGAAGTCATAGGCAATAGGGTCTGACTTGCCCTCACAGACACGAGCAATTCTTCCAATGCTCTGCGTCACGACAGCGTAGTCTTTCTGGGGAGTGGTGAGGAATAGCCGCTCCAAACAGGGAATGTCAAGACCTTCCTTGGCGAGAGAGTAAGTGGCAAACAGATATTTCTTCTTTCCAGTTCGCATATCCTCAATGGCCTTTTCTCGCTCTGTCTTACCTTTTTTAGTAGTCATTTTCCCGCTGACCATCACAGCGTCCTGTTTCATGTGAGCCGGGAGCCAGCTCATAAGATGTTCCAAGTGACTGAGCCGGTCGGACAGAATCAGACAGCTTTTCCCGGCGTTGAGCTTGATGGTGTTGACGATCACTTCCTCCCGGTATAACTGCTCGGTGAGATAGGTAATCAGCTTCGAGTAATTTAGTGTCCCATCGGTGTTCAGACACTCTCTGCTGATCTCCACTCCTGTCGATACGGGAAGAATACCGACCTTCATAATCTTGTCACCAACCGCTTCGTCAGGAACAGTGTAGACCACATGACCGAGAAGGGCGTAGGTGGCTTCGATCATACCGTCTGACCGATGTACCGTTGCGGATAAGCCGATCTTGTGTCGAGCCGCCAGACTGTTCAGCACCTTGTAAAACTGCGTCATAGCAGTCGGTGTCCCGGAACAACGGTGGCACTCGTCCACAATGATGGTGTCCCACAGGTTCTTGTACTGTGAGAGGTCGAGCTTGCACATGGTCTGGATAGTGGCGAAGGTAATGCCGCTCCCAATGCTGACCTTGCCCTCGGTGATTGTACCGATCACCCGCTTGTCCATGTACAGCTCCGCTCGTTCTTTGCTCTGTCTGAGCAAGTCCAGCGTGTGAGTAAGCCAGAGAGCTTTCCTCCCGAACCGCTTCACGAGCGCAATTCCCATCTGCGTTTTACCGCTCCCTGCGGGACTTTGCAGAATACCGTACTGACAAGCCGCCACAGCGTCCACAGCGGCTTTTTGGTAGTCATAGAGGGGAATATCCACCCCTCCGTAAGAAACCTCCTCAGCGGCTTGGAAATCGCTCAGGAACACGGCGTTCTTTCGGGCTGACTCAGGTAGTGATCTTAGTGTGCCAAAGGGAAGGACGAGATTGTTTCCCCGCTGTTCATAAAGGCTCAGTGTCTTGGGTGTGTTTCCGAGCCAAAACCCCATTCTGCTTTTCTTGGAATATTCGGGGTTCGGAAGTACAAGATTTTTCTTACACCACATCTGCATTTCAGCCGTTGGATTTTCGATGCTGAGTGTGTTGGAAACCGTGATAATCATGCGAATACCACCCACGCTTCCAAAGCGCACCCGTAGAAACACATTTCGGAAAAACTGATACTTGATTGTGTCTTGGACAGCCGTTTCAGTGTTTCATAATCGAGCATGAAAATGTGGTCTGAGCAAAGGAGGGCAAACCAACCTTTTCCATTTCCACTTTTCTCCCACGCTTCCATTGCGGTATGCTGATTGTCCTCGATTCTGGAGAAAGTGAACCTCGCTCTTGAACACACCTTGCAATCAATGAGGTATGGTTTTCCGTTTCTGACAGCGATTACGTCTGCCGGTTGTCCAGCTTGATTCTGAGCGAGATTGTGGCACCAAAAGCCCTGTCCAAAAAGAATTTCACAGAAAGCGGTCTCAAACTCGTTTCCGAGCTTCTTATTCGTTTTGCTCTGCACTGCTCAATACCTCCTCGTACTCTTGCATAAGACCGAGGATTACAGTGGAGTAATCAGTGCTGGTCACACCGTTCTCCCATGCTTTCTGTGCTCCATAGTCCCCCATGTTGTAAGCCATCAGAGCCTTTCCGTAGTCACCGTATTTTTCGATGTAGCCGCCGATGATGGTTATGCCGCAGAACACATTCTGATAGGGATTCAAGAAATCAGCGGTTCGGTACTTTTCTTCAAGCCACCCATGGTTTACAGCGTTGATCTGCATGAGACCGTAATCGTCAGTAGAGCTTACTGCTTCTGGGTTGAACCCACTTTCATGTTCGATCACGGCAAGAGCCAATGTTACAGGTACACCTTCGTCAGCACAGATTTCGTAGATGTATCTCTGTAATGAATCCGACAGAGGAATGTCGAACAAAAATACCTCTGTGTCCTGCGGTAGATTTTCGGACTCATGTACAGGGACTTCTATGGTCTCCGTAACTGTCACCGTCTTTTGCGGAGTGTAAACCGCTCCGATGGTATAACCAATCAATCCTCCCAAGAGAGCAATTACGAGGAAAGCTGTGTACAGCCTTGTGTAATTGCATTTTGGTTTCTTTTTGCTTTCTCTACATTGCGTAGCCATTTTTGAAAATCCTCCTCATGTTTCGGGTCTTCGTAGAATTTCTGCAAAATACCCATCAAAGGTCGTGCGAGGTCGGTTATCTGCGAATCAGTGAGACTCACGCTCAGTGAGGATTTTGTCACATTCATCGAGAACCATCTTCGCTTTCGGATAGGTGTAAACACCCCGGATAATGCTCGACATTTCGGGCGGCTGAACTACGATACCTCGCTTACGCAGTTCAAGAATCAAATCGACCTGCTTAATGCCAAGCGTCTTCATCCGTTCTTGAATATGACTCATTCTTATACCTCCTTTTGTAGTTCTGAAATCAGGAATTATATTGACAACAAAGCGAATTGATGTTATTATTCTTATAGGACTACACAATCCTCGTTCCTCCTCGAAATTGGCAGTTTCAAGGGGGTCGGTTTCTTATTGCCAATTCGTGTTTCCCGAACTTCTTGGTCTTATTATAATTCTTCTTTCACGAATTGTCAATAGGGAAATTTATAAAACCCGAATTAAAATTTATGTAAGGAGAATAGCAATGTCTTTCAAAGATAACATCAATCGCATTTGTCTTGAGCGTGGTACTAATCTGACATCAATCGTTAAACAGGTGAAGGGTTCTTCTTCGTTTACCAGCTCGATCAACAAAGGTTCTCTCCCCAAAGAAGATGAAATGGTAAAGATGGCAAAACTGTTGAATTGTTCCGTAATCGACTTTTTCATGGACGAAGAAGACCTCGTCCAACAGACGGAACCGCAAAACGAGGACGAAGCTGATATTCTCAGGGTTTATCGTTCACTGTCGAGACGGACAAAACATGAGTTCATGGCTATGGTCTATGAATTTGAAAACCGGGAAGAATTAGAGGGGGATAAAGAATATACTGAGGTCAGCGAAGATAATTCCCATCGAGCTTCTCAGGCGTAAGAGAGCGTTGGAGGTGATACTACGAAAGCGGTAATCTATGCCAGATATTCAAGCCATAATCAACGAGAGGAATCTATAGAGGGACAGCTTCGGGAGTGTCACGACTTTGCTCTCAAAAACGGAATGACAATCATCGGAGAGTATTGTGATAGAGCGATCTCAGGGAAGACAGATAACCGTCCGAATTTTCAGCGACTCATAAAGGACAGCGAAAAGGGACAGTTTGAAGCGGTTATTATGTACACGCTTGACCGTTTCGCCAGAAACAGATATGATTCGGCGATTTACAAGGCGAAACTGAAAAAGAATGGCGTAAAAGTCTACTATGCCAAACAACCCATGCCCGACACACCGGAGGGAATTATCCTTGAGTCTGTCTTGGAAGGATATGCCGAATACTATTCGGAAAACTTGTCTCGCAACATCAAAAGGGGCATGAAAGAAAATGCCCTACAGTGCCTTGCCAATGGTGGAGCTGGTATGCCATTGGGTTACACTGTAGGGGAAGATAGGAAATATCAAATTGACCCTGTTGGAGCAAAAATAGTTCAAGAGATTTTCCAAATGTACGCCGATGGTATGTCGGCAACCCAGATCATCAATGAGTGCAACAGGAGAGGGTATAAAACATCACGAGGAAACACCTTCAACAAAAACAGTCTCAGAACAATGTTGAAGAATGACAGGTATATAGGCGTGTATCGCTTTGCCGATGTCATTGTGGAAGACGGTGTGCCGCCGATTATAAGCCGGGAGCTATTTGATAAAGTTCAAGCTACCCTCAGGCATAATTATTCCGCTCGTGCAAGAAATAAAGCCAAGGACGATTACCTTCTTACAACGAAGCTGTTTTGTGGTCATTGCGGCTCGTCAATGGTCGGAGAGAGCGGTACTTCAAAGTCCGGTAAACTTCATCACTACTACAAGTGTATTGATCGCAAACGGAAGCGCAAATGTAAAAAAGCCGTGGAGAAAAAAGACTGGATAGAAGAATTGGTGGTACGCTTTACCGTACAAAATGTGTTGACCGAAAAAAATATAGAACGAATTTCCGTTAAAGCCATGGAAATTATCGAGAAGGAATCAGCAGACACTTCTTATCTCGATGGACTTCAAAGCGAACTGAAAGACATTAAGAAAAAGATCAAAAATCTTATGACCGCTATCGAACAGGGCATAATCACTGCTTCTACCAAAGAACGAATGGATGAGCTTGAGTCTGAAAAGAATGAAATAGAAGGAAAAATCGCTCGTGAGGAAATGAAAAAGCCACTTCTGACGAAAGAGCGTATAATGTATTGGCTTTACTCGTTCAAAAGTGGCGATATAGATAATATTGAGTATCGGCGCAGAGTCATAGATACTCTGGTGAACTCAGTGTATGTTTATGACGATGGAGAAAAAGGACGAAGAATCGTCTTTACTTTCAATATCTCCGGACAAAATACGGCTACGCTTTCGTGTTCGGATATAGCGTGCGTGGCTCCACCAAAACAATATAATCCGAACCTTTTACCAATTGGTCATGGGTTCGGATTTATTGTTTTAATGGA